CGCTCTTCGGGTATGTCGAGATTATCCAACCAGTCCCATTGGTCCCTGAACTCATCGGGGCTGACCGGTTCAAAATGCTTCTCATCATATCGTTGGCAGAACTGGAGGTACTCGTTACGCAACCGTTCACTAGGAACAGACTTAGGGGCGCCCATTCTCTTAATAGCCCCAACAGCTATAGTAAATGGATCCTTATGGTCCGGCTTCACGTAACAAGCGCCTTCAATCAAGAAAGGCAGATTGCGACTGACATTGGTGGCGTTCCCCGCGACATCCTCAGCGACAGTCTTTGGTCTGGACAACTTGACATCATCCTTGCACCCACGAACAGGGTAAGGTTCAACGTCAGTCATCCGATAGCCCCGCATCCAAAAGGATGCGGGGCCTATCAGTTTAAAGACTCTGTCTGGGTGTGCAACACCCCGGAGATCATGCAAGTAGCAACCCACACATGTATACCCAAATAGTTCATCCCCAAGTGCATAAGGTCTACACGAGTGGAACATCCTAGAGAGTTTTGAATTGTGCTGGTCACCGCCTTGCGAACTGAATCGTTGGTACGTAGACATGTACGACGATTCAGTCCACATCTCACAACCTGCTCGTTGAGAAGCAGACCTCCGTGGTGGTGGTATTCCTTACCAATCAGGTATTCGGAGCGAATTAGTGCATGTGGAATCTCAAAAGGCTCAAGCTCGAAGGTGCGGAATCTGCTATCAAAGCGCATAGGCAGAAGGCACCTTCTCGACCTGGTTTTGTAATCCTCGAAGCTCAACTGACCGGAACCCATGGCAACAAATACTAGGTTATAGAAGGCTAACGCTCCTCCTATATGCTCACTGTACTTCTTGTCAAAACTAGGGCGATCATCATCGGTTAGTTCCGTCAGGGCTTCTAACATGCGAATCTCAAAATCAGCTAACCTCCGCAGCATCTCATCAGTGTCGCAGCCCAAGAGCCGTAACATTGATTCAGCAAAGAGATTAAGAGCACTGTGCGAAGTACCGCATAGGATCAACATGTCCTCCAGTGTTCCTCTCTCCACCAACAAGGTGCTGCAGAAAATTCTATCCAAAGTGATCTGGCGCTGTCGGGCTACTACCAGTGTCCGTACAGGGTCGCCCCGCAGGTAAGCTTGGACTTTCAAATGAGGAGCAAAGAAGTCTAGGTCCCCCTCAGGACCTTCTTCATACCCTATGGCCTCCTTAAAAGCATCCCAAAGCCCCCACTTCGCTTTGTACTGAAGTGGGTCCAGATATAACTGGTTAACTGCAGATTGACCTGACACTGGTGGCAACCTTATGACATCACCCAACCACTCCCCGGTCCACCATCTGAAACGATAGGCCACCTCTCCCCAAAAATCATCTGACCCATTCGAGAAGCTCTCAGGCATCAATACCTCAGACATCTTGCGAGCTCCTAGGAGGGACAGATGTTGTTCGAGGAAGGGTGCTCCTAGCCAACATCGGCGGTGGGTGTCCCGAAAGTGGAGAGGCACGTCATCCGGGTAGTAACCTTCCGGATCTGCGACATAAGCCGACTCATCACTCACGAACCACCCCCAGGAATCATCAAAATCAAAATTCGGTTGGTTCTTAGCAGCTCGAACCTCGTCCCGACATAGCCAATAAGTTTCTTGAGGGTCCAGGGGGAGCAACCGGGCAGCCAATCTGCGCCGGTTTTCAAGATCAACAACAACCTTTAAATGTGCCACATATACGGAGTACTTCTCATTGATAAAGTTGTTCGCCACTCTCGCTACTTGCTCTTCACTAGAGAGGTGAACCCGAATTGCTCGGTATTCCAATTTGGTGAACTCTCGATCCATAGCTCTGATAAATTCAGTGTCAACATTCTCAAACACTTTGTCAAAACCATGACCTATACTCATGACACATTTAAAGGCTTTGGTGAACTTCTCACAAACCTTCATTCTCTCCTTGACCAACTCCGGGTCGGGTGGGTTGATCTCCACCACCTGTACTTTCTCCTCTTCAGCGGCGCGGGCTTCATCAAGAGCTTCAGCTGCGGCATCGAGAGCCC